TGTACTCTCCCGTTCGGCTGCACAGACAGTCGCGTACAACGACCGTCACGCACTTGCCATTGTAGCACACGTTTGCCTTGTACGGTTTGTCGCCCCACCTGAACCCTGGAACTGCCGCGTACATAACCTTCTCGCCCTTGCTGTATGGGTTGCACGTGTTCCTGTACCCCTGGTAGCAGTACTTCTGGCTGTGTGGGTGCGTGTTGCCGTACCACGTCGCCCTAACCCTCTCGTGGTACCCGCTAGGCTGGGTCACAAAGAGAGTCAGGGAGAGTAGTAGCGAAATCAATTTGCCAGCTTTTTAGAGTCCTTCTCCGCCTGAGAGAACTCGCTAGGGTATTCCTTCTTGAGGTAATGCTTGACGTTTTCCATCGCGCCAGTAGCCCCATCTCGCACGCCACGAGTGTACGCCTGCTGCAGGGCCTTGCTAACCTCCTTCATGGAGTGCTCGCAGATCCCCACCTCGCATGGGCAGTCGACCTCAATGTTTACCCTCAGAGTGTCGTTGCTTTCCTGTGTAACCTTCGCGCTCATATTACGCCCCCTTAAATGTAGCTGTCGTCCGGTTGAACATCAACTCGGTCCGACCCGTTGGTCCGTTGCGGTGCTTGGCAATCTTACAGTGAACGGTCTCAATGGCAACGTCTAGAGATACATCTGTGGACCTCCAGAGCATGATTACCACGTCTGCGTCCTGCTCAATGGCACCTGAGTCTCGCAAGTCTGAGAGCCTTGGCTCGTTGTTCTCGCGGTACTCGGATGACCGGCTGAGCTGGCTCAGTGCGATCACTGGGATGTCTAGCTCCCTTGCTAGCGCCTTCAGCCCTCGGCTGATCTCTGCCACGTCATAGACGCGGTTGCTGTCCTTGTTGCCCCTGTCTGGAGACATGAGCTGCAGGTAGTCAACGACCACCAAGTCTAGTCCATGCTCCTTCTGCAGGCGTCGGCACTTGGCCTTCATCTCACCAGGAGATGCGACAGGTGCGTCCTCTACAAAGATCTTGCTCTTCTTGATCCTGTCCGAGGCCGTCATGACCTCAGTCAGCTCCTCCAGGTCAAGCTTGCCGTGTCGAATGTCGTGCAATGCGATGCCAGACACCGACGACAGAAGCCTGCTGCCAATCTGCTCACGGCTCATCTCTAGCGAGAAGATCGCGATAGACTTGGAGTTCCTGAACGCAGCATTGGCTGCCATCGTCGTAGCTAGTGCGGTCTTACCCACGCTAGGGCGAGCTGCAATGATGACTAGGTCACCCTTCTGCCAACCGCCAACGATGGTATCAATACCCGCAATTCCGGAAGCTACCCCAGACGCCCCGCCTGCCTGCATAACGGCTAGCCTGTCCATGGTCTCGGTCATCACCGAATCCATTGACGAGAACCGGCCCTTGATACGGCTGCGGCTGATTGACATGACGCTGCGCTCGGCCTCTGCCAGTGCCTCGTCCGCCGTCTTGGATGTCCTTGAGGCATCGGCAATGTGCGCCGCTGCTTGGTGGACATCCCTACGGATGGAGTTGTCAACGACGATGTCAATGTACGCCTCATAGTTGTAGCTAGTTGGCGTATCTGAGACGACCTCAGCGATAGCTAATGCGCCTCCGGCATCAGCAAGCTTGCCGTCGTTGTTGAGCCTGTCAGCTAGCGTAACGATGTCAATCGTCATGCCGTTAGAGAGAAGTGACTTAATACCATTGAACATAGTTCGGCATTGCATGTCGTCAAAGTCCTGCGCCGAGATTCTCTCGGCAACCATACCCGCAATGTCTCCAGAGATCAGACACGCCCCGATCAGGGCCCTCTCTGCCTCCCTGTTGGTTCTGGTCATTAAAACACTTCCTTGGTGTGGTACGCCTCTTTAGCGGCTACCAGAACCTCTTGCAGGCTCTCTACCCCAATGTTCTCCTGCCGGCCCTGCTCGTCAATGCTCGCTGCGCATTCGTCGCATAGTCCGCGATCAATCTCAAATCCCTCAATGAAGCTCATCTCGCACTCATCGCATCGATACACCTTGTTGCCGTATGGATCCTCAGACATCTTCTTCCTCCTTCTTGATTCGCTCCCACATGAAGCATGGCTTCATCTTACCAGCATCTATGCGCTTGCGGTATTTGCCGCAGATCGGACAGCTGCCGTCGTTAACGTAATCCCCCCTACTAAGCTTCTCCTCCGTTGTCTCCTTTGCTTTCGCCATGTAGCGCCTCCTCTAGTGGGATCTCTACCTCTGGCCTGGGAAACCCGGTCAGTAAGTAGTAGTCAATCCCATGCTTCTTGCAGTACGCCCGGAGTGATACCCCCGCCTTCTTCGCGTCTGCTACAAAGAAGTATAGCACATCCTTGTCTGGCTTTGTCAAGCGCTCTCTAAAGGTCATACAGGTCACCAATCAATCTTCGGCAGGTCGGGTAGTCCCGGTGAGCTGCCCACATGGAGATCTTGTACGACTCTCCGTCAAGGTACTTATCTACCAGCATTAAGTACTGGTTAGCCCACTCGCGGCTATGCGTGCCAGGCGTGCAAACGTGCGCCAGCTCGTGGAGGATGGTGTCCTTGTCGTAAGGGCTCGTGCACAGCATGAACTCTTCACCATCGGCCTCCCCCAGTGGGCACTTGTTCTTCTTTGTACTATCATGGAAGTGGATGAGGACACGCTTTACCGCTATGTCCTCCGCAGCAAAGACCTCTTTCATCCATTCGATAGACTCGCCCCAGAAGGTCTTCACCTTCTGGGGCGTGCCGGCAGAGAAGGAAAACTTAACGCTTGCTCTTTTGCTTTGACGCCCAGACATTGTTTACCTCCCGTAGCTTCTTCTCTGCCTCATCGTGTGTGAATACTTCAGGTCCCTGACCTAGGCTAAAGACCTCTCCCTGCTTGGCAGTATACCACACCCTAGCTTTCCATCCAGATTGACCGTAGAACAGTATGGCACGGGTACGCCCATTTGGCCAAACCATCCCCTTTAGGTCAACGAAGTTCATCTACCGTAAGATTTTCATCAATCATTTCGTCAAGAGCTGCCCACTTCTTAGGTGGAACGCCACGGCTGACGAATGACCACTTCCCCTCGCCCAGGGCAATCAGGATTAGCGCGTAATTCGCGATGTCAACCAACGCGTCACGTACGCCTTCGTTGAACCAGCCGTCTCCGACTTTAGCTTTTCCATCCACGATAGATCCATTGAGTGACGTGGCCACTCGCGAGCACTTGTCTTCCGCGAGACGAGAGAATACCCCGTATGGGCCGAGGGCTTCAATGTTCCCCGGTCCGTAGCCAGCTTGCCGTTGTACCATGACCGCGTGGGCTTCCATCGAGAGGTCATGAAAGTATTCAATAAACGCTTTTGGGACATCTTTATTCTCCTTCTTCATTCTCAATCTCCTCCATAATTTTCTCTGCCAACTCCTGCGTAGCTACCTGCGTAACTAGGATGACTTTCTCATCGCACTTCGCACAGATAGCTACGCGAACGGAGTATGGACCAGCGAGCTTAGCGCCTGCTCGGTGCGGACTAATCTTTAGACCACCGCACTTCGGGCACCCAAGTCCGTGTTTCACTTGCGCTTATCCAGCAGTGCGAACGTCAGGAGAGATGCCCCAAGCGCCGCTGCGATGTTCGCAGTGGTGCCCAGAACAACCGCCCCGAGTCCGATAGATGGGACAAACGTGTCCCGGAACCTAGGGTGCGCTACCGCATCCCTTGCAGCTGAACTTATGTTCTTAAGGAACGCGACTTGCTGTCGCTCCTCGTCAGGCGTCGTCGCCATCTTCAAGCTCCACCAGCTTCAATGCAACACCGGCCGACAATTGAAGCACATTGTCAAACGGGATCTGGACCTCACTGCGCTTGTCCTCAGGGACAGAATCCAGATACTTGTCAACGAACGTAGCCACTACGATGCCAAACGCGACGTTCCATCGCGCAGACAGAAGGGCAATGTTACCCTTGCGGCTCTTCTTCTGTGGTACTGCCATATGCCTTCTCCTTCACCACTAACCAATCCCGCTCATCCATGATCACCATGACACGCCTCTGGGTGCCAGGCCCAGGAGCGTCCCCGATCACGAGGTAGGGGATTTCCCCAGCCTTCACAATAATCTTCTCAATCCATCCCCAGTACTTGTTGGAGAACATAGTCCCAACCTTAGTCTGGATCTTGAACTTACCGTCAACCGTCACGTCGTCTGGGCCACCGTACATGCCGGTGCGTCGACCTCCGTGCTTCTTAGCCGTCTCCCGCTCAAAGGCATTACCCCTTGAGCGGTTGAGGCGACCCATACGAGACTTGTCAATCATCCTCGTCCTCCACTACAGCTATCGGTGACCCTTCACCAACGCCAGCTGAGAAGATCCCAGCCCAGAACTGCTTCTCGCCTTCCTCCTCAAGGGTCTTAACCTCGTCGTCAGCCAGTCCACCGGAGTGGGCTGAGATGAACGAAATTGACTTCTGGCGATACGCCTCCATAAACATCTCTTTGCTGTAGATCGCGACCTTCCTCGGTCGGCCATCTGCCTGGTACTGAATACCAATGGCAGCAAGGCCAGCCGAGATTTCGTCTACAAGCTTTGTTTCGTCGGTCACGAGCGCTTCTTAAGCGGTCCCCAAATCAGTGGGCTTGCCTCGTTAGCAAGAAGGCTGTACCCCTTAGGGTTGCCCTCCTTGTCAGCTCGCTCCTCAAGCTTGCCAATGACGTGCAGGTGCTGTCGTGGATCGTTTGTCTCTCGGTTTACCGTACTATCATAAATCTTCTGGATGTGGGCGGCCAAGTCCTCATCAAAGACGAGAACAGTGACGCGCTCATATCGGTTTGGAGCTGTTGACTTGTCTCGCGTGGCCTTGTCCGCAGAAAGGAATGCGTCGTATGCAAACGACTGCAAGCTTCCGAAGAACTTCCACACGTCTCGACCAGCCTTGGTCAGCTCCTTCACTGGAGCAATCTTGTCTGTTAGCCAAAGATCAATCCTATCCATTAGAAACCCCACTCTCCGTCAGCCTTCTTTGACTGACCTTCCATCGGTTGAACCGTGTCCTTGAAGATCTCCTTAGCTGCCTTTGAGATTGCAGCGTCAGCAGTATCGTTCTCAGGATCATCTCCGGTTGGGATAAGGAACGTCGTCAGGAGCGCATACTTAAGAGCCCCTGTGGTCGCCTTGTACACGTGCTTGTCGCCTGAGTCGGCGCCAGAGCCAAGGGAGAAGATCGTGAGCTTCTCACCTGTCTCGCCGTCAACCAAGACCCACGAGTACTTGAACGTGAAGACCTTCTGCTTGCCGGATGGCGACATCTCCTCGCTAATCTTCTCAATGTCACCAGGAAGGATCGCCACACCCTTCGCGGAAAGCTTCTCGCGGATGGCGTCGGCCACCTGCGATGCCAGCACGTACTTGTAGTTCTGGGCGCTGTTCGTACCGCCCTTGGAAATGTAGCCGATCTCTCCCATGATCTCGGCCAGCTTCCCTGCCAATGTCTTACTCGCCATTTTCCCCTCCTCTGCACTTCGTCAGGAACGGGCAGTACCCACATGGGAACAGCCAGTTTCCTGTCTTCTTAGACCGATACTTCTCCTCCGGTAGCTTCCACGGCGGAGTATCCTTGAACCGATCACTGTTCAGGATCTTCAAGATGCGCAGTGACTTGTCTAGCCACTTCTCGTCCACGATAAACTCTTCAGTGACTAGGTCGCTCGCTCGAATGTACACTAGCCGCGCTGAGTACTTATGACCGCGCATCCTGGTCAAGCTCTCTGCGTAGATAGCCGCCTGAATCTGGTGCTCTGGCTTCGGAATGAACTTCCAGGCGGAGTCCTTCACCGACTTGTACTCAATCAGCTCGTGCTGACCGTCCTTCCATTGTACCACACCATCGGCGTTTCCTGCAAATCTAAGCTCCGGAATTGACACCGGCACCTCTTCCTCGTAGGAGATCAGGTGCTCAGAGTTCCGAAGCCTTCGGTTGAAGGAATCGTTGATAATGTGACCACGCTCAAAAATACGAAAGACCTCGTCGCCGCGGTCGTCCGTAGGGGTCTCGCCATTGGCGTAGTACCACTGCTGCCTGAGGCAGCTACCCAAGAGAGAGCCTCGCCACTTATCAGATGGCGGACGATCTGTCCTTGAGCTACGGAGTCCCTCGTCAAAGAGGTCTCCAATCATCTTGTTAACCATACCCCTCCTATGCCCCACCAAATAAGTCCCCCAGGCCGGAGGGGCGCCGGCCTGGGGAAGAACTTAACCGTTCAGGATGGAGTCTACTATAGCCTCCCAGTTATTGTCAAATCGGATAGCCCTATCGTCAACGTAGGCCTTGGCTACTGGCTTACCAGCTCCCACCCAGATCTCGTTATAAGGCACTCCCCACTCGTCAAGACGCTTGCGCATCTCGTCTACCCGCTCTGCCCTGTCATCAAATTTCTCCCATGCCCTGGCAGAGTGAATAATGATCTTGTAACCATTAGCTCGCAACCTATCAAGCGCCTCTATGACGCCCAATGCGGGGACGGTTGTTCCGAACACGCGTACTGCGATGGTGTCATCGTAGTCTACGCAAACGTTACGTGCGCCTTCCAGGTCTGCGTTGATCATCGATGGATGCTGCTCAGGAGCGGCTTCATCTTGGCGAATACGTCTCGCAAGACAAGCACGTCCGCTTCGCAGTGCTCAACGATTGTACGGAAGGCCTGCTTGCCCTCCTTGGTGTGACGTCGCTCGGCTTCCTGCCACAGGCGAACGTCAAGAGGCGTCTTGCTATTGTTGGTGCGGAAATACTTGGAGATGTTCTCCAAGCTGCGTCGCCCGGCACGCATGTGTCGTCCTGTCGCGTACCACATCAGGTCAATATGCATCTGCGTTCCGATTGGCCGCTGGCCAGTCTCAAGCAGTCGCGCATTGATGATCGGAAGGTCAAACATCTTTGAGTTCCAACCGACCAGGATATCGTACTGTGCCAGCTCGTCGGCGATAGCCTTAACAAGCTTGCTGTCGTCCATCCATGTCTTACCCTTGTGTGTCTCTAGCGAAAGGGTCTTAACGTTACCGTGCTCATCTGCAACGCTCATGCAGAAGATCGTAGTCCACGACGAATACGTGGTCTCGAGGTCGTAGAATGCCATCCGGAAGCCGGCGTAGTCACCCTTCGGCACTGACTTAACCACCTGTACGTCCTTAGGTGCCTCTGGGTGCGTTGCTGCGTAACGCTTATGCAGCTTCTGCGCCTGGTCCTTACTGATGTCTAACTGGGTAGCGATCTCCTGAAAGGAGAGCCCCTTTTCCTTGAGCACAGCAATGCGCTCAATCGCTCCATCGTTTGCCATCTTTTCCTCCATACCTTGCAGAGGGAAGTCCCCTCCTACCCGCAATTATACCACAGAACGCTATCCTCTGCCGAATTCGCTCGTCTTCACCAGGTCCAGTGTTACACGTTCCGATCCGTCGGCTGGCAGCTCAAACCGCACCCCGCCGACAATGTAGGTGTCGGCGATAAAGTCTGGGCTGAATGTGTTGGTGTAGTTGACATTCTGCCTTCTCACTGCAATGCGCACAATGTCCCCAAGGTAGAAGTCTTCAAAAGGCCTGACGCTGTCCGGGGCCAGCTGAACGCTAACCATGGACACGTTAAGGATGTCGCTTGACTTGATTACCTGTGACTGCGCGTACTTCTCAAGCTCTGCAGCATCTGCAAAGTTTGCCTGAGTTGAAAGGATTGGAGCATACCCGTACTCCTGGATTGAGGAATCGTTCTCGGCTAGCTTGCCCTGAGACCTAGACCCGCCAGAGCTGGTCGTTGATCCCGTTAGGAATGCGGTTGATGGAACCACCCTAACAGAGTTCCTTAGGTCCTTGCCGTTGCGTCGGTATCTAAACTGGTCAACAATCCCAGGGTAGTCAAGTACGAACACCGGCTCGTCCTGAGAGAGCGCTGGGGATACGTACACCTTAGTGCCTGGAGCGGCTGATCCTCGAACGCCAACAAAGTTGAATACTGACCTCCAAGGGATCTTGATGTCGTCAACTACGTCCCATCTAGCTGATGAGTCTGGCGTCAGTAGGTTGGCGGCCATCTCCTTGTCGCACATGCTGCGTAGGTAGGACAGGATTGATTCACCTGAGGTAAAGTACCTAATCAGTTCTGAGTTCCATGACTGCCCGGATGCCAGTGCGTATGTAAGCCACCCAAACCGGCTGAATGATCCACCCTGAGACACCACGTACGGGATCTGTTTGTCAAAGATGTTCTGGAGCGTCTTCTTCTCTAGGCCCATGACCACCGTCTGCGAAGACGACGTGCTTGCGCTGATACCGTTAACGTCATGCGTCATGACGCTGCCGTAGTCTGGGCTAGTTGAAGAGGTTTGAGGAGATACGTTAACAAGCTCAGCCGTAGTGTAGGCAGCAAACGTATAGGACACACCGCTGGTAAGGCAGTTGATCTCGTAGGAGTTAGTGATGTTGTGGGCTGTGCCAGTGAAGTTTCCGTATACCCCCCCTACTGTGCTTAGCGTCGGGGCAGTAGCGGCAGGTGCGATTACCTCAGCATCAACCGCGTCGTGCTGCCTAAGCTTGAGACTCCACTTTATAACGGCAGGGGTCTCAGGTTGGCCAATCTCAGCATAGGAATCCGGCCATACGTTGAAGGTGCATACCTCGTCACCAGGGCTAGCAATAATGCTTACACGAATCCTATTGATGTTGAACCTGTTGGGGATGTAGACGTCTTCCTTGCTGTCGTAGAGCTTCTCGTCGGCGTTGATTGCAGATCGCTCAATATATGTGTACCCGGTAAGGGTGTAATAACCATTGACCTCGTCGTAAGACATGTCAATCTTGTTGGCCTCACCAGCCTCATTCTTAGAGTAGACGGCAATCTCGTTGCCAGAGCTTCGGGCTGTGCTGTTTGAAGTTCTCTCTTTCAGGAAAGACTTAGTGGCTGCCGGCCCGTGCGACAAACCGTTGGCGTTGATGTTATTTGCCGTGCTCACAGGGTATGTGTAGACAAGAGAAAGCTTTGGTCGATACGAAGCGCTAGCTGCCGTGCTGTAGATTGTAAAGTTGTCTGTCACCCCGGTCTCGTTTGTGTTGTACATCAGGATGCCGTTGTTGTTGGCTGCGCTTGCCTTCCAGTAGTTTACTATGCTTGAGATTGCAAATGTGTGTGTTGAGTTGTGCGTTGCCGCAATGCCAGTATAGGTAACGTCAGTAAGTCCGCCAGAAGTAGACGAGCTGGCGCTTGCCCAGTCACAGTTAGCGCTGCTTGAGTTACCCCAGGAGCCCTCTGATCCGGTAGAGCTATCGGTTGTCCAGTCAATACCTGAGGCGTTAACCAGCAAGTCTCCCGGAGAGCTGTCAGTTACAGAGTGGTCGGCTGACGTATTGCTCTGGGTTAAGATTAGGTTTGCGGTTGTTACGGTTGCTGCGGAAGTAAGTGTAGATGGCAAGGTAAACTTTACGAGTCCCCTGGAGGTGTATCTCTTAAAGTAGCAATACCCGGTGCTTGATATTGGCGAGGATACAGTTCCAACATTTGAACCACTGGTTGTGGTAAATGTGATTGAACCACTGGTTGTTGATCCTGCCGCAGGGAACCTTCCAGTAAGGGTCCTGAGACCATTAATTCTACTTGAGGATGTCCCGCTAAGGTATACTACATCACCAACATCCAGGAGCGAAAAGGTGTTCCCAGTAATGAACACCGACGCAGCGGTTGATACAATGTAATAGTTGCTCACGTTAAATGACTGAGGAAACGCCCCGATAACCATGTGCTGCTCTGTGTCGTTTGAGTTCCAGTCAGATGTGGTGTTATACAGGGTTGAGGCAGATCGAGTTGCAGTCAGGGTGGTAGTGACCGTCTCGGTGGTACTGGCTGGCTCTGGGCGCCTAATAGCGTCTTCAGAGCCAGACTCTGGCCCCACCAGTTTGGTGAAGTGCATGCTTAGCATGGTCATGTAGTCCATGCCCTCGTAGACAATCTCGTCGTTGGTGGCGTCGTACGTGGTCAGTAGACCGGCCCCAATCAAGACCCAGTTACCAGCGCTCAGCCTCTCAACCTTGTAGTGTCGCTTAAGGGGTACAAGCTCTGGGACAAGGGGATGGTTAATCGGCAGGGTCCAGAAGGCGCTGCCAACGTCGTTAGCGTATACCTCAGAGCCGACGTTCTTTGCGTCGTAGATGACGCACCTCTCGTTGCCAACGCCCCTGTTAGCGCCGATATCAAAGATGCGGATTCTAACGCTGCTGCTCAAAGCCATGCCTCTCGGTACGTAACGACAGCGTCTGCCGTAGTGCTACCCTCAATGACAACTGTTCCCGGATGGACCAGGAAGTCACCGCTGGTGACCACGTGGCTAATCCTGCAGTTGGTCTGTGACATAGTGTCTGTGTCAATGGATATCGCTCCAGCATCAATGGCTACGGCAACAACCGTGCTCGTAAGAAGGCCGCTTGTCCATGAGAACGTCACGGTATCACCAGCCGCGCAGCTGGCCTTTGTCAGCACTGGATACACCGGAGCCGAGCCCCTGTGCTCTCCAGCGCCAGACTTTGTAGTGGTCAGGAACTTCTTAGGATTGGGAGCAATAAACCTGATCTGAGCAGGCTGAGCGAAGCCTTCGCTTGCCTTGCCTACGGAGGTGCGCCTGTTGACATTGTACACTGGCAAGCTCGCTGGCCGCACTAGCATGTCAAGCTCAATACCGCCAGGGAAGTCAGCGGATAGGTCCCACGTTGGCTGAAAGAACCGCAATGCCCGAACGCCGTATGTGGCGTCAAATCCTAGCGGCATCGGCTGTAGGGCTGCGGTAAGGGTGTCAATGTTGTCCCAGAAGTCCCCAATGGTCTCTCCGTATACGGACACCACCATCTCAACCCCACGGGCTCCTAGGTACGCCTCCGTGACGGTTGAACCGTCTCGTAGCGCGGCCTTGTCAATGAACCCTTGCGCAGGAACAGCTGCATAATTAGCAGACTCAACCTTAAACCCTGAGAGAGGAGCGGACCCAACTCGAGTACCGGCCAAGGAGTTCAGGTCAAGAAACGTTGTTGTGCCAGTCTGAATCCGAATAGGACGGTTGAAATCCATTAGGAAACTCTCCTGATTCTCCTGATTCTAGCAAGCAGACGCTCGTAGCGCTGTCGTGCAATTGTGTAGTTCTGGTTAATCATTGGCACCGATACGTCAGTAGCTCCAGAGTTAACCTGCCACTGCTGGAACATGGTGCGGTCTGCCATCAGCTTGAAGAACGCTTCAGCTTGGATGTGGTAGCGTAGCGCCTCTTCGGCCTGTGCGTCAAGGGTATCCACGGTCCAGTCACCGTAGCCGATAAGTCGCAGGTGGCTGATCAGGTCAGACATGCCGGGCTGTAGGTAGACTGTGCCGCCATGGGCTTCCCAGCCGCTGTAGTTGCCGTACCCGTTGGCAGGCTCAAGTGGGCCAAGGGCTTCGTACCATGAGGCAATTGGGCTTACGTTGTTGTCAATCTTGTAGGCAAGGGCGTCAATTCGAATGACCGTCTCCATGCCTTCTGGTAGTGCAATGCTTGTGTGGTGAGAGCTTGAGTATACCTGTGGGACTGCAACGGTAGACGCAACCTCTCTCGGGTATGCCCGGGAGATGTCAACAAGAGCAAGGTTAACCAGGTCAATAAGTTCCTGGTTGCTCCATGTTCGGTCTACGCCGTCAGACGTCCCAGTGTCGCGCAAATCGCGACGTACCTTCTGAAGAAGCGTATCAATTGCTGCCATTTATCTCCTGTCGGGGAACCCCCCAGCTAGCCATAAACCAGCTGGGGGGTGTTCCACCATTAGCTCTGATTACAGAGCGGTTGCTCGCGTCTCAAGACGCAGGTATCGCGTGATACCAGTGTTGGTCTGCGGAACGATCTTCGTAACGAAGCCGTCCGAGACTGCCGTGCTGGAGATCGTGCCGTCGTGCGTCACCGTGAAGGTGAGCGTCGTGTCGGTACGAGCAGTTACGGTCCAGCTGCCGTTAACGTTGGCGTGGACACCAATGACATTGATCTTCTCACCAACAAACATACCGTGGTTTGCGCTGGTGGTAATGACCGCCGCCGTGGTGGTCTTTGCAACGTTTGACACAACAGCTGCCTTATCGGAGCCGTTGTAGTCGCTCTTGTCAGCCTCGCCGACAATCATCGCACCGAAGCGAACCTTGTAACCAAGGAGCGCTCGCTGCGAGAGTGGGTCGGAGTGGTCGCCACCAGGGGCAACAAAGTACGTCTGCATCGTCTGTGAGTCGCCGACGACGAATGCGTCAGGACCGAAGAAGAGTGCCGAGTACACTGCCGTACCGCTGACGTCAAAGGTCTTGGCCTCAGGCGAAACGAGGAAGCGTACGCCAGAATAGGCGCCGATTTCACCGTTAAGGAGGTCCAAGGACTGAGTGTACTTCGTGGCTTCAAGGAAACCATGATTCGAAGTATCCGTCAACAGGTCGAACTGCTGGTTAGGGTGAATGATGCAACGGTAGTATCCGTCAGCATAAGGAGGGATGTTGGCCGTCTTAAGACGAGCAACAGCCTTCTTAACTTCAAGACCGTTGAGCTTGTAGCTCTGGCGAGCAACACCGTCGGCGATGTCCGAAAGGGTTGCGCCAGCAAGGCCGGCTCGGGTAGTGATGGCGCTGTCGCCAGACGACTGACCCTGAGCGTAGTGTACACGGGCCGTACCCGCGTTCATGACGTCACGGACGATGCGATCCATCGACTGTGCCGCTGCGAACGAGATGCGCTCGGAAGCGATGGACACCAAGTCATGCGGCGAGTCCTGCTGGACAATGTCGCTGAGGCTGGTGTACGCACCGTACTGCTTTACCGAGAAGTACTCAGTGCGAACACTGAGGTTGACCACTGGGTCAGGCGTCACGCCTTCCGACAGTTCAGTCAACGAGTGGCTGATGTCTGGATAGCGTACGTAACGAATTCGATCGGTGCCCTTGATAAAGGTTCCCGGCATATAATTGCTCGGAAGGGCGTGAACCATGCGATTTCGGAGTTCTACCTGAACACTCTGCGACACAAGCTCCTGAACGAGCTTCTGAAACGCATTGGACTCAGTCCCGTTAAAGGACTTGAGGTTGTTCAGAGCAGGACCCGAAAGGGTTGATGTAGTAGCCATTTAGCTACCTCCTCTACTCTGCAAAGGGGTTGCCAAGGGC